CCGGAGCCTGTTCGCCCAATGATCACCACTGCATCAACACCGTGGAAGGATTATTTCCGCGGCATCCCAGGGCGAGTGTTGGACCAATACGGGGTTCAACGAAATGAAGATGGCAATGTCGTCTTTAACTACCGAGACACGTCGGGTGATGTAATCGCCCAGAAAGTCAGGAACGCCGATAAGTCGATGATTCGATGGCACGGCAGGCCAAAAGACGTGGCGGGTTTCGGAGCACACCTTGCATCACCACAGAAACATGAAGCTATCGCAATTTGTGAAGGTGAATTTGATGCGCCTTCTATTTTTCACGCTACAGGTGGCAAAGTTCCTGGCATTTCTGTTCCCTCGGGAGCGCAATCAGCCGCCAACTTTGTCAAGAAACACCTTGACTTCTTCAACCAGTTCAAGGTCGTCTATGTCGCCACTGATATGGACGAACCGGGCAAGGCCGCAGCTACTGCCCTGGTCGCGCTTTTCGAGGCAGGCCAGGTCCGGCGTGTCGTGCTCACGCGAAAGGACTGCAATGAAGAACTCCAGGAGCTCGGCAGCCAAGCGCTTAAGGATGCTGTCCATGGAGCTAAAGAGATCCGGCCGGATGGCATCCGCAGCGCCTCTACCTACTCGGGAGTGGCTCTCCAGGCCCCAAACCGTTCAGTTGTTCCCTGTGCCTTCCAGTACTGGAACGACAAAACGCAGGGCTTCTGGGATAACCAGCTACAGATCCTGATCGCTGGTTCTGGAATAGGAAAAACCACCTTTGCAAGATCCCTCGCCCTTGGGGATATGGAGAGAGGGATCAAGGTGGGCTGGATTGGCCTGGAAGAAACGGCAGAGGAAGCCATTTATCGGTTTGTGGGGATGGCAGCTGGTGTGCAGCTTCATGCCCGCCGTAACTATCTAGGCCTGACTGATGATCAGCTAAGCGCCATTAGCGACGCTGACAAGTTTGTTACCCAAGGCGGAAGGCTTGAGTTATTTGATCACTTCGGGTCGATTGATTCCGATGTGATCCTCAACCGCATGGCCTACATGGTCCGCTCGCTGGGGTGCCGGCACCTGTATTTAGACCATTTGACGATTGTCGGCTCCGGCCTTGCGCAGGACACACGACACCTAGACGCCCTGATCACCAAGATCCGCAGCTTTATTGCTGCAACCAAATGCACGGTGTTTGCAATCAGTCACCTGAATCGCAACAGCAGCCAGCACAAAAACATGGAGGACGGCGGCCAGCCGGAACTGCATGACATCCGCGGCTCACACAGCATTTGTCAACTAGCCGATGTGATCTGGGCCCTCTCCCGCAAGAGGGGAACCAACACAACTCATTCCTTCTGTCTCAAGAACCGCATGCTTGGCCGCCAAGGCTATGCAGGCTCCTTTGAGTTCAACGAAGGAACCCAACAGCTGAGGCAGCTCTGGGATGACCCAACCAACCACTTCTGATTTAACTCTCACCATGGAAGATCTAAAACGCCTGGCGCATGACGCCCAGAGCCAATTGGAACGCGCCACAAAAGATGGCGACCAGCCAAACCAAATGTTCTGGACTGGTTATCTCCTCTGCATCCGTCACCTCTACGAGGGAGAGCAGGAATGACTGTCGTTGCACTCACAACTGAGCCGGGCAAGTACCCACTCATTGATTTGATCCAAGCAGCAGTGGCTGATCACCTCAGCCAGGAAACAGCTGATCTCTATGTCGGCTGTGAATGGGCTGTCACTGGCAATGGCGTTGCCGATGAAGACCAGGACTGCAGGGATCTTGCTTATCGCAGCGAGCTATTCAATCGGATGCTCATTCATGCCTTTCTAAAACTGCACGGCGACGAGCTGATGCAGGAATCCATGCAGTTGATGGCCGAACACCTGTGAGAAACCCCACGCCTAATGAGCGCTTCCGGGATAAGCACAAAAACATGCTGTCCAGTGAGTTCAAGCCACGGCAAGTAGGAACAACCTGCAGCGCTGACCCCAATGCCCCCTTATGGGATGCCCTAATTCACCTTGAAAACCAATGCCCCCTGAAAGAACACATCCGAGCGGAAACCAAAGCCGCGGCCAAGCGCTACGTTCTCAACAAATACAACCATGTCAGATCGGTGGTCATCTTGGGACGGGTAACAGGGCACTGATCGACACCGATCTGTACCTGTTCAAGGCAGCAGCGGCGAGCACCTTCACCTTCAAGTGGGATGACAACAACCGCGTTGGCATGACCAACATCGCCATGGCCATGGACAAGTTCCGGGCAACCATGGACTGGATTGAGGATGAGCTACCTGGCCATGCCCCGGTGCTCTGCCTCGGCGGTAAGTCGAACTTTCGCTATGGCCTCTACCCCGGCTACAAGTCCAACCGCAGGGAAAAGATCAAGCCATGGGGGTTCTCTGAGCTGCTCGACTGGGCAAAGGACACCTACCTCTGCATCCAGATCGACAACCTGGAGACCGATGACATCCTCGGGTCTTCCTACCTGGAAGGTGATGTGATCGTCTCTGGCGATAAAGACATGAAGACGATCCCCGGCGTTCACTTCCAAGGCGAAATGGTCTTCGAGGTCTCAGAGGACGAGGCCGACCACAACTTCTTCATGCAGGCGTTGCATGGAGACAGCACTGACGGCTATCCCGGTTGCCCTGGTGTCGGCCCAGTCATGGCCAACAAGCTGCTGGCAAGCTGCGAAAGCAACCGCGAACGCTGGCAGGCAGTGATGACGGCCTACCGCAAGAAAGGGTTTGATGAGTTCCATGCCATCACCCAGGCGCGGATGGCTCGCATCCTCAGGCCTGGTGAATACGACCACGACAATGAGGAACCAAAGCTGTGGATTCCCCCGCTTTAATTGCCTCTTGATTACAGGGTCGTAACCATGGGGGCAGCAGCCCCCTTTTTGCTGTGATTGAACAGGTCTTGATCGGCAAGGACAAGTTCATTGATTTCTTCGAGTACTTCGAGGGCAACGTCAGTCAGATCGCAGGGGTAGAGAAGCTCTACGAGCACATCAAGGTCGCATCACCAACGCTGCTGGCACGCAATGCCGAGTGGATGGAGGTCTACCGCGACTCCGCACTGCCGGAACCGGAGGAGCCAAGCACTGAGCCTGGCTATTTCACGCCAGACATGATGAACCGGCTGACCGGCCACCCAGCCAGCAGCTTCGATTCAGTCTTCTGTGACGACTGCAATCGGTTGTTTGAAGAGACCGGCTTCAGCAAGCACCTGGAGGCAGCCCGGATGCTGATGGCCAACATGATGCACGAAACATGCAATTTCATATACATGAAGGAGATCGCGTCCGGCGTGGCGTACAACAACAGATCTGATTTAGGTAATGGCCCTAACGACGGCCCCAAGTACAAGGGCGCCGGGGTGTTGCAACTGACTGGCAAGTACAACTACCAGCGCCTGGCCGATGGCATTGGCGATCCGAAGGTGATGGATGGCGTGGATTACGTCAGCGACACCTACCCCTTCACCTCAGCAAAGATCTGGATCGAGGAGAACGACCTGCTCAACGTCTGCCTCAAGCAAGGCTTTGACGCTTGCTGCGTTCGCATCAACGGCGGCTGGAACGGTTACGACGACAGGCTGGCTAAATACCGGATCTGTCAGCGCGTGATGCTTTGATTCACTGGAGAGAAATCATGGATGATGTGATGTTCTCCTTCCAGGTGGAGACTGCCCGCCGGGCTCTCAATGCCTGCAACGACATCACTGAGATGCGAATGATCTCAGTCAAGATGCTGGAGATGATGGTCTATCAACGCCAAGTCACTCGGGATCTGGTCGATAAAGCCATCAAGGCTGAGGGGCTCCAGGGGCAGTTGCGCCAGTCAGAAGACTCCTAGGGGTTCATCGCACTACCCGCTAACAGGCCAAGCACTGCGCCAAGCGTGGTCTGCACAAAGTTGTCGTAACGCTGCCCCAGGTTCGGGCACACCTTTGTCACGTCTTGCCTTGGTGAAACTTGGGAGCAGAGATGAACGCCATAGGTGAACATCCCCGCCTGCCATGTGAGCAAACCAGCGAGCATCCACAACAGGAATCGCTCGCGCTTACCCATCAGGGGCAGGTTCCCCAGACCGGCGGGATGACCCCAGGGGCCCCACGATTGAAGCTCGATGGCAAGCTTGTGATTTTAGTCACGCACCACCCCCGAAGATCAGCGCTCAACGTTTGGTTGAAGCGGAACATACTGTTCATCTCCTCGGCTTTTCCTGTCTTCCAGCCCTGCAAGCTTGACCCGTTATTCATGACCCCCTGACAGTTGAACGTGAGTTGCATAAATTGGGCGTTTGCTGTATCCCAAGGCACTTGTTGATTGAACACGGGACTGTCTGCCTCGAAAACCTGAAACGCAGCCCGAACCGTATTGGCGTTCTTTGTGTTGAAATGACTGACGGGCTGGTTGAACGCATAGCAGCCATCGAAAACATATTGCAGATTAAATGCTTTCTCGGTTACATCTAAGTGCTGGATGTCGCCATTGAAGCCCCAGTTGTGGCAGAACATGTCGTCCCACATCTGCTGGTTCTTAGTGTCTGTCTGATCCCCCATGTTCCAGTTGCAATGTGTCTCTGCGCCACGGTTGTTGAACCTAACATCGTTGCCAATAACAAGAACTTCCTGCCCCTCCTTGATCGTAAAGGAGTCGCCAAAGTCAGAAAGTTTATTGCCAGCCATGTCAAACACGGCATCCACATTCTTGACTGGGAGATCGCCACCGGTTAGATCTTTGATATGCCAAACGGATGGCTTGTCTATAAACAAGTTCTTTAGATCCTTCCATTTCACCTTGTAGGTCTTGCCGTCTGTAAAAGTGCAAGCAAATAAATCATCATCCTGCAGATGCTTCTTCTTCCCTTTCATGGGAGCGATTGGCCTTCCGGTTGATTGTGCCATCAGTACATCCCCAGCCCTTCATAAACTTCAACGGGTATTTCTGACCTGTGAAGAGGTCTTCCTTTTACTCTCCTGGGGAAAATCACATTCTTGTCGCGGCACTTCATGTTGATGTGTTTGGAAGAGTCGTTTTCAATCCCGCTGCCTGTGTACATATCTGCTGGAGCGGCAATATGGGGCCAGTCAGTAACGCCGCACCACTGGCTTAAGTCCTGAGTGAAACCAGCGCATCCAAAAAACATCCTGTCGTATTCACCGTTGTTCCACACCCGACCACAGCCAAACCACTCGCTGATGTTTTGGTTGAACCGGGTGCATCCCATGAACATCTCCTGCATTTTTACCCATGGGATGTCTCTAAAGCAATCAACATTGCCGTTGAAATTGCTGCAGCCCTTAAAAAATGCCGCTCCGTTGCGCAGTAGATGAACGTCGCCCCTGTCGCCAAAGTCCCAGTTGACGCCAGGGTTGTTCTGAAAGGTGTTCAACTCTCTATTGGAGTTGATGCCACTGACGAAATACTCTTTGCCCGCAGTAGGCTCAATCTTGGTAACTTCGTTCTCGTTCTGGTCCCAGATCTTGGTTGTGTTGCCATTCTGCGGCCACAGCTTTAACTCACCGCCCGTCACGTTTTTGATGTGATACCAACCGGCTGGGGCTTCTTCTTCCCACACAAACTCAAACCGTTTGGCGGTGAACTTGAATTGCTCATCACCACGTTGGACAAAGAAAATATCCCCGTCCTTCACTTTGTCCTCAATGTCCTTGCCCTTTACCTTGAAGAGGTTGTCGCCTCTTTGGACAAAGAACTCTGCTTCTAGGATGTTTTGATAGTTACTCATCCGGGCAGCTCCGTCAGGGTGGAGATGTTCATCGGAACGTAGCGGTCGCTCAGATCCACGTTTCCGGTTCTAGTGTCAACCGACTGTACTGGCGCTTCCCCAGGGATGTTTGGCTTGTTTTGGATAAATGCAGCAGAGGTGTTGTCTGTCTCAGTCCAGTTTGACTGCACCTGAGCGTCAGGAATAGTTGGCTTATCAGCAACGTCATTCCAGCTAACTGCTGCCCATTCCAAGGCTCTCGGGTTGACACTGTGATCGACCACGCGCAACACCTGATTGTTTGCAGTCGGGTGGTTTGCCGGGAAGTTGATGGCGTAGCTCGTAATCGGTACGGCGTTGAGCTTGAGAGTGAAACCCTGCCTTGCGGCGGACTTAAAGCCCAGGCTGCCGGTCAGATCAACAGAGCCGTCTTGCCAGGCCATGAACCGGGTCTCGGCAGTTTCGCCATCGCCGTTGGTGAAATCCAGCCATGAGCCACCCCCGCTCTGGCCCTTAACGACGATCTTGCCTTTGGTGTTGTTGGTGTCGCCAGCGGTGATGAACACGCCCCTGGAGCCAACTCCATTTTCATCGCCAGTGCTGATCTGCATCCGCGCAGCCGCACCAGTGCCGCCGGCATTGATCTTGAACCGTGGCGAGTTGGTAGCGGCATAGCCAAGGTCGTAACCAGTCACCCGAGCATCAGTCGGGCCGTCAGTCAGCAGCAGGCCACTCGACCAAATCGACTGTTGAGTGCCGCCGTCTTCTGTCTTGACGAACCCATCGAGGTTGATGTCTGCCGGGTCAATCTGGATGACCCCGTTCTCAATCTTCAGGCCATTCCCAGCAGCAGACCGCACCAGCCGGCCGTCGTCATCAGCCAAGACAACACCAGTGCCGGTGGTGCCGTCATTAGCCAGGCTGTTGAGCCGTACAACGTCATCGTTGTTGTCCGGGCTGAGCTCGCTGCCGGTCCTGGTCCAGAAGTTGATGCCACCGACAGGCACAAGCGTCCAAGCGTTCTCGCCACCCCCATCGGTGTTGCAGACAATCAAGTCGCCAACATCAACCGTGGCGCCATGGGGATCACGCAGCAGCGTGTTCCAATCAGTTGTATCGGCGTCGCCTGCAATGGTTCCCGCCGGAACTGCAGTAAACGCATCACCCGCTTGAGGGTCTGCAGGCTCAGCATCTGGCGTGCCAGTGACGACGTTGAGGTTGCCAATGAACCGCAACGGCGACGCCAGGTTGGTGGTCAGCACGCCATCGGCGTTGATAGCCAGGCCAGCACCAGCCATGACCACGCCCAGGGTGCTGGTGCCAGCGATCTTGCCGCGCAGTATCTGGGCATCACCTGTGCCGTTCAGCTCTAGGCCAACACGGTCGGCATCAGCTTCCAGCGCAACTGAAGCTTTGGGGATTGGCCCGGTGCCGTTTGTGACGGTGATACCTGGGCCACCTTGAACCTCAGTGATGTCGCCGACTTCGGCTGCAATATCAACCCAAGAGCTGACGCCGCCATTGGTCTTGCGGCCATAAACCACGTTGTCGTCAGGTGGCTCGACGAAAGGCACGGTGACCGACAGGCCATTGCCGTTGACAGTCAGGCCGCCGCCCGACGCCACGTTGATCGTGATCTTGTCGCTGTCGCCAGTGCCGAGCGACAGGCCATCGCCAACGTCAGCAGAGATTTTGGGAATTGGCCCGTCAGGATTGGCGACCAGGATGCCTGGGCCAGCTTGAACCCCAGTCAGGTCGCCGCCACCGCCACCGCCACCGCCGATTGCTATCCACGAACTGCCATTCCAGAAGAACAGCCTTCCCCCATCAATGCGGAACTTGCCCACCTGGCCGGTGTTGCCTGTTCCGGGATAGCTGGCGCCATCACCCATCAGCACGTCGTACCGGGCCTGCAAAGCGCCCAGCGTCAGCACATAGGCATCAACACCGTTCTGTACTGCTTCCGTCGCCCTTGCCTTGAGCTGATCCTCCTGGGCGATGGTCTGCGCACTCTCGTTTTCAGTGCCGACATTGGGGTCATCGCCACGGAATAGACGATTCCAGAACGCAAGCGCTGGGATGGGGATGCCGGGGCCAGGTATAGGCGGCTCGCCATTGGCAATCAGCAGCAGCTGATCGACCCACTCCTGAATCAGATACAGCCACTGCAGGTCGCTGGTGTTCAGGTCCAGCGAGATCAGATGGCTGCCGTCCTGCCAATCAACGATTTGCCCATCAAGCGGTGTCTGCCGCCGGATGGTCAAGATCACCCCATCGGCTGGGGCAGTGCCCATCTCAATCTTCTTGTCGCCATCCCACTGCCACTGGTCAGCACCAGTGCCTTGAGCAACCTCTGTGTCGCCCAGGTAAACGTGAACGTGATCCTTGTAGATGTAATCCCAGGTGAACGTGAAGCTCGTTTCAGAGCCGTCCCCAGTCCACCGGACGTAGCTAAATGGAGTGGGGAGGGTCATGTTCTACAAGGCCGTAACACCAGTTTGGATTAACGGAATGTCGAGCGCAATTCTCGATCCATTTGAGGCGAGACAACTTCCCCGCCTGCCAACGCTGCTAAGTCCTCAACCCACTGCTTGGCCTCGGGAGAGCTGCTGAGCTTTAGCTGCTGCTGCGCTAAGTCCTCGTAATACTCATGCAGCTTGTCCACCACCTTCATGGCCACCCTTGTTGAGCGCTCTCTTGTTGACATCCGCTCCTTCCGCGGGTCGGAGGTGATCCCTTCAGTGTTCTCCCACTTCGCAAACTCAGGGCTACTGAAGAGCGAGTTGAGCGCCTCCCGCAGCGTCTTGCCCTTGGTGTGCCTGTAGAGCATGGCCGTGCCATCAATCGTGGAGTCGTAAGTTCTGCCGTTGCGCATCACCGGTTGCGTGAACGAGAACTTGCCAACGCTTGCGCCATCGCGACCAAACCCTTCTGATCTGACGCTGCCCACCAGATCCCTGTATTCGATCAGCAGGTCTTCGCTGACAGGCACGTTCTCCAACATCCCCGACATTTCAGCCTCAGGAGCCTGGAGCTTGCCCATGTACTCCAGCTGGTTCTCAACGGAATACCTGCCCATGCCATTGCGCAGGCCAGTCATGCCCATAGGCCATTCCGATTCGCGTGACGCAGCAGGACGGTTAAGCGGTTCGCCCAAATAGTTCTTGGTCTTCTTGGGAACGCCCCAGCCCCAATGCGCCACAGCAGGCTGCGACGAGTAAGCCATGTATTGCAGTCCCCGCCATGCCGAGTTCATCGGATGGTCAGGGCCCAGGTCGTCAAACAAGAACGACGAATCTTTCTTCAGGCCATGCAGCGTGGGCCGCATCAAGGTGCTGCCATTAACGCCAGCCAGCTTCTCAGCGTCACGCATTGGCCCGTTGAAGATAGTGACATACTAGCTGAGGTGCCACAAATGCAATCCACGTGAGCAAGCGATG